TGCTGTCTGCGATACTCGTGGAGAAGCCGCCACGATGGTCACTTTTGAGCGTGGCGGCACTGAATGGCATTTTAGACCGTGCCTCCCGGAGGGGGGGCAGACCGTTGCCTGCCTTGCTCCTGACTGCTATTCATGGCATGATCGCATGGTGGAAGCAGGAAAGCTCCGAGGGGGGGGCAGAACGAGCCTACACCCTGAAAATCCGGCAAGGCTGTGAGGGCGGCGGCAAAGGTCCGCTGGTGCAGACGGAGCTTTCCGCGACGCTGGCGACACGCCAAGACCAAAGCCTGATCCAACGTGCTGCCGGGTTTGACCTTGGAAATTCTGGCGGAATCGGCTATTCAGAAGAATGCAGCCCGACACTGATGACCGGGGCGGGCGGAAACAAAACGGCTGTTGTACAGAATCAAAGACTGATGGAATCTCTGGTGCTAAACGACCAAGGCGGGAAAAACATGGATGTTTCTGTAAATGTAACAGGAACTCTCCGCGCACAAACACACGGGCACCCGCCTGTTGTGTTCCAAAAATCGGAGGATGAAGGAAATGAGACCTGATACCCTGTCGAAGCTGGCTGTATCTGTTGCGATTTGCGCGGCAGCTGCCAGCAGCGTTGCCGTTGGACTGGCAAACAGCCGGATCGACGACCTGGAAATCCAGCGGGATATTTACAAATCCCGCGCGGAGGACTGGGAAGGAACCGCCGGAGTTATCGCCCAGTATGCAGACGATCTGGCGGACGAGTTGAAAATCAGAGATAGGCTGGATGAGAAGCTGCTTGTCGAGTATGCAGGGGTTTTCAAGTGTACCGCATACTGTACCGAGAAATACCAGCACATCTGCGGCACAGGAACGGGAATCACCGCCAGCGGGCAGCCGATCCAAGCGGATGTAACCGTGGCGGCAGACCAAACGCTTCTGCCCTATGGCACAGTAATCTACATCGAAGATGTAGGAATCCGCATTGTGCAGGATAGAGGCGCAGGGGTGCAGGGCGATCATTTGGACGTTGCTGTTTCCGGCAGCCATGAAGACGCTTTGAAATGGACAGGCTATGGCGAACACCGGGTCTGGATCATCAAGGAAAATAACTGATAGGAGGAAAACAACATGGATGGACTGGTTAAAACCCTCGGCACAGTTCTGCTTTTGCTGGCTGCTGCGCTCTGGGCAGCGGTTTTGCTGCTGGTGCCTGCTGCATTGGTGAAGCTCTGCTGGGTGTACCTGTTTGTATGAGGCTGGCCGGGATGAAGATGTATGAAATTGCCCTGAAAGGCTATGGCCGAGGGCTGCCCGCATGGTTGGCATACCGGGTCAAGGCAGCGTCGGCAGAAGAGGCCGTTTGTAAGGCGAAGAAGCAGAACACTACATAGAATTTGAATGGTTTGAAGTTCAATCCATCGGAGAGGTGCGCACATGAAAATTGCAGCGATTGCCAAAGTAATCAAAGACCGTGCATCCTGTCGCATTGTCAGGATACACGGAGCGGAAGACACCGAAACGAGTATGTTCATTGGCACAAGCTCTGAGCTTTACTCGCTGGAAGGATTCCCGAAACCGTGGACGGAAGCTGAAATTATGACAATGCTTGGCATCCAGAAAAAGCAGTGGGACGATGTGATCTACAGGGAATACCTGTGCGATACCGAAGCGGATGTTTGCGGTATGAATCTGGAAGATGCGCTTCGGGACGAGGTGGAGTGCAGAACAAGTTCCATCAGCCTCAGCATCGGAGGAACGCTTTTCATGGGGCTTATGACCCCGGACAAAAAGAACATTGATTTTGTCGCTGTCAGCAAGCTGGCACCCATTATGGACGAGATCAAGAAAAGTGACTACATCAACTACTGCCTGCGCTATGCAGCGAACGGCTCACGGTACTACGTTGTCCGGGATGGGATGATGGTGCGGGCAGCACTTCTGCCGATCACGCTGTCAGATGGCCTGTTGAAGGGTATGCAGAATATCGTGAACATGGCCCGGAATACGGCACAGCAGGGCGGCAAGGCGGGTGAAAACAATGCCTGACAAGTACATCAATGCAAGCAGGCTGATTAGAAAGCTGGAATATGTTCGGAAAAGCGGACTGGCAGAACTGGTTGGCAACCCTACCTATGCCGGGACAGCAGCCGAAGTGCGAATGTACCAGATTTACGACGGCATGATTGACCTTCTCAAAAACGAGCCGGGAGAAGATGTTGCCCCGGTAAAACCACTGGGATGGCCTGTCTGCCAACAATGTGGTCGTCCGATGGTGTACTGCGGGAAAAAGAAAATCGGGGCTGATCGGTGGAAGCAATACAGCTGCAAGGACTGCTACAACCAGAATGTTTCCAGAAAGGCAGAAGATGATGCGTAAGTTTGCAAAATCGCTGGCCGTGGCTGCTTGCACCGCCGCGTTGTGCGGAATGCTGGCAGGCTGCGAATCGGTCAAAAGCGCAGTGACCAAAGAATATCTAGTCAAAACGGTGTACGTCTATTCGCCGGATGGCAAATTACTGGACAAAGGAACGCCGGATCAGATGCTTAGTACAGGGTACTACACAAGAGTTGAAATCACAATGAACGGAAAGCGGTATACAACCAACTGGGGAAACGTGGTTATGGTGGAGGAATGAGCTATGGACGCTGTAAAAGCTGATGTAAAGCGGCTGGTTAAAATTGAACTGGCCGCAGCGAACAGAAAATTTCGGATGTTCGCAAGCACCCACGAGGGCGTGGCGGTCATTCAGGAAGAAACAGTGGAAGCCGCACGGGAAATGGATGCTCTGCGCCGGGAGCTGAATGCAATGTGGATGGGAGCTTACTCCAACAATCCGCAAATCTCGACAAAGGGCGTGTATGACCGGGCAGTTGCCTTGGCTGTTGAAGCTATTCAGGTGGCAGCGATGGCCCGGAAGTTTGAACGCA